CGTGTAAAGGTCTTTCATCTTGCCGTTGCTGTCTGTCATGGATAAGCCAAGCTTTTCCATTTCGTTTGCGCATTCCTTTGGCGGCGCTGAAAGCCTTGTTAATACTGATCTTAAAGCTGTGCCGGCTTTATCTGCCTTAATGCCTGCATTGGCCATCAATCCAATTGCAATAGCTGTATCTTCCATGTTGTAGCCTAAAGCCCCAACAATAGGCGCTGCATATTGGAAAGTTGAACCCATCATTTCAACATTGGTATTTGCATTTGAAGAAGCTGCCGCCATTACATCTGCAAGTTTGCCGGCATCCTGGGCCCTATATCCCATTGCTGTAAGCGCATCCGTTACAATATCGGAAGCCGTTGCAAGGTCTGCCCCGGAAGCCGCTGCAAGGTTCATAATGCCTTCTATGCCGCCAAGCATATCTTCTGTTTTCCATCCGGCCATAGCCATATAGTTAAAGGCTTCCGCGCTTTCAGTAGCAGAAAATTTGGTTTTTGCGCCCATCTCTTCTGCTTTTTCTGTAAGCTTTTCAATTTCTTCTGCATTTGCTCCGGAAACTGCGCCAACCTGTGACATTGCACTTTCAAAGCTGCTTCCAACATCAAAAGTTTGCTTTGCCAGGTCTTTAAGGCCGCTTATAGCTGCCCTTATTCCATCCGCAACAAGATTGGCCAAAGCGCCCTTCATAACGCTAAAGCCATCCGCTGCCTTTTCTGCTGCATTCCCGGCATCATCCATTGTTTCGGGTAACTCTTCTAATGCCTGGTTATACTTCTTAATATCGCTTTCAGTTTTTGCAATCGCTGCCGTTTGCTCATTGATCTTAATGCGTACCCGGTCGGCTGCTGCCGATTGCTCACCATAAACCGCAACTGTCTTTTCATACTCTTCATTCATTAGCGCAAGTTTCTTTTTTTGCGCATCAAGTACGCCGTTAAGCTGCTTGATCTTCGCTGCAAGTCCTTCTTCTGACTTGCTCCAATCATCAAGCCCGGCTGTTGCGGCTTTAAATTCAGAATTAACAAGCTTCACCTGTCTTTGTGCTGCCTGCATCTGGGATTTAAGTTGTGATATATCCGCTTTAAATTTTACTGTCGTATCATTACTAGGCATATTTTCACCACCTTAAAACCAATTATCACCTGCCGGCCGCCTTATCACCCTGTTAGGGTCTGCTTCCTGCTTATCCCTTATCTGCATTGTTCTAAGGTCAATAAACAAATCAATGATCTTAAAAAAGCTGTAATCCTCAATATCAAATGGAGATAGCGCGGCAAACTCTTTTGCTAATGAATATTCAATAACAAAAAGCAAATCTGAAAGCGGCACATCATCTGCGCCGCTATCTAGTTTTTTGATTCATTGGGAATTGAAAGAATTTTTCCAAATGTTGTTGTCATAATGCCCACAATAACCGGTATAAGCTCCTCAATGTAAACATTATCCCAATCATCATCTGTCATATCCGGGAAAAACTGCGATAATACCGCTGTAAGCTGCTCCCATGCTCCGTATATGGTTTTGATAAGCTCCGCCGTATTATCAATATCATCAATGCTAAGAAGTGCCATGATCTTGCGAACCGCTCCAAATTTCAAATTTGCATCAATCGCCTGGCATGTCTTAACAACATTGTTTTCTTTGTCATATACTTTGATTTCATAAATATTTTCCGCTTTATTTGCTGCCATTCGTTAATTCTCCTTTTTAAAAAATCCCGGCGCTAATGCCTGCGCCGCGCCGGGATTTAATGAATTTAATTTGCTGCTTATCAAGATACTGTAACTTCGCAAGTGTCGCTGAATCCGTCACAAGTTGCGGTAATGGTTGCTGTACCTGCTGAAACACCGGTAACAACTCCATTTGCAACTGTTGCAACGCTTTCATCACTTGAAGCCCAACCAATAGTTCCGGTTGCTCCGGAAGGTGAAAGAGTTGCCGCAAGTGTTGTTGTATCGCCAACATTAACGGAAGCTGTTGAAGGTGTAACTTCAATGCCATCAACGCTGATAACAGCGGCATCACTAATGCTGTCCGGTGTCTGTACTGTTCCAAAGAAAACAGCTTCATCAACAGCATTAACAGAAGTATCAACAGTAATTGCCTTTGCCGGCTTGTTGCCGATCTCTGCAAACTTATGGATTGTTGAAACGCCTGTGAAAGTGATTTCCTGGCCGTTTGCATCCGTTCCATCATTCTCTGTGCCGTTGGACTGTCCGGGCATGTTAAATGTACCCTTTAAGCGCCATACAAACATTTCAACGCCTTCTGTTGTCTTTGTCTTATAGCCAAGTGCCCAATATCCAGGCTTGCGCTCATGCTCAACAAAAAGCCCTTTTGAGCTGTCGTATGTCTGGCCGGTGATCTGTGCAAGCACATCAAGCGGAATTGCACTTGTATTAACTGTGATAGTGTCCGCGCCTGTTGAAGAAATAACAACGGCTGCAACATTATCATAATAATGTGCCTCGTTGGTGCTTTCGGTTTCTCTTCCGATTTCGGAAACGCCTGCAAGCTCAATAACTGTGCCTGTTGTGTAATTTCCGGTCGAATCTTCTGTAACCGGTGCGGCAACAAGTCCGGAAACGCCGCGATATTCATAAATTTTAGGCATAACTTTTTCCTCCTTATTTGATTGCTTGTTAACTTGTAAAAAATAAGCCAATACATTTAACACGCTTTGAAGTGTTAAACATATTGGCTCAATGGCTCATGTTTTTATGTTTGCTGTCCGGTATCAAGAAATAATGCTTGAAAGCCGCGCCCTACATGAGAAGGCTCGTCACTTACAACATCATATCCCTTTGATGGTACAATCCAATTATTCTGCTTTAAAAGAATCCTGGCTGCTATGATAGTGCTATACATAAGTTCTGTGTCTGTTGAATAAAAATTCACATCAAAAGCCCAATCTGTTGCATAATCCGCATTATCATAATGGCTATGGTCTGGGCTGTCTGTATTCCAGAAAGTAAAGAAGCTTTCCGGATATGGCTGACCATCTGCAAAGCTACCTTGACGATATACCGGATAATTAAGAGAGCTTAAAAGCTCAATAAGATTATCTTCCATCACTTAAACCTCTTAAGCTTATCATCAATTTCCGCCTGCAAATACTCCATAATATCATTTGTCATATTACGCGAATATTTCTTTTGGGCATAAATCTTTTCAAGCTCATGATCTGGCTGCATTTTTGGCGTGCCTGTTATCAAAAAACCACCTGCGCCCGGCTTTTTCTTATCAAAGCCAAGCCCTATTTCCGCAATGCTTCCGCTCCATTCAACTTTAGGCTGCATTACAATTGAGCTTTCAGTGTCACCCCTTGAAAATTCACCTTTGGCCGGAAGATAAGCCTTCTGCACTGCTTCTTTAGTATCTTCTGCAACTGTTTCGCCTTCCTGCTCTAATACATCCGTAAATACTTCCTTTAAATCTGCGCCAAGATTTTCAAGCTCACTTGCAAAATCTTCAAATACAGAAAAATCAATGCTTAAGCCTTTGTTTCTGCCTGCCATTAAGCATCACCGCCCAACCTTCTGCATCTTATCTGTAAATATTGATTGCGCATTTCTATGTTTTCCGGCGTTGCAATGATTTCATATGTCATGCCGGCTTCACATAAATAAATCCTGCAATCTGCTTTAATCTGGGGATTGTACCAGGTATCAATTGTTGCTGTATCAACAATGGTATAAACATCATTGATATTGCTTTCAGTTCCTCCAAAAGTCCTAAAAGAACCATTAAACAAAATGCCATCTTCCGGATTTGGATAACTCTTTTTGGTAACGCCTTTAACAACTGTTGTGGTAGGCACAAGAAGCCGCATAGCCACATTAAAAGGCGCTGCCGGCTTGTAATTGCGCCTACCCCTAGCCATCTGTTAAACCCCCTGCGCTGTGATTGTGATTGCGCCGCTGCTAAGAGAAGCAAGATAAAGGCTTCTTCCATCTGCTGCAATCTCATCACCTGTGGGCGTAACTGCTGCGCCGTTTACTGTGAATCCTGCAAAATCGTAATCAGCAACAAAATAAACATCTGCTGTTGAAACGCCTGTTGCAAAGTCCATTGTCTTAACCGGCTGATCTGCAATGTAAGCATCTGTTGAAGGCGCTTCTTCAATCTCATAATCGCCCAAAACATCTGTTGAAACTGCAATTGTAAGTGTCTTTCCTGCAACCTTAAGAATAAGGGCATAAAGACTTAATAGGTCAATCGCTGCAACCTGCACAATTCTTTTTGTATTGATCATTGTTTTCCCTCCTTATGATTTATAACTAAGCTGTGCTGCTCGCTGTAAGAAGTAGCTTGAAAGCTTTCCTTCAATTCCGCCATAATTCCAAAGATCGGAAACACCGCGTGCAACAATTCCCGGTGTTATATTAGATTGACTAACTCCGGCATCTTTAAGGAATGCAATAACTTCATCAAAATAAACTTGCAAAGTTGCATCCTGGTAATCACCGGTAACACCTAATGCATCTTTAACCTGCTGCAAAGTAACCATTGCACGCGCTCCCTTCTAAAGATTAAGGCTCAACCGCTGCCCACTTTCCATCTACAACAGTAAGCACCTTGCCATCATCTGCATCCGTAACCGCCGGAAGTGTGCCGCCGGTTGCTGCTGCAAGCTCCGCAAGGGCGTTTATAACTTCGGCGTTGGTTGACATATTTGCAACATCTTCCGCATTTCCGCCAAACGCTTCATAAAGCGCCTTTAAAGCTTCGACATTGTTCATGATCTACCTCCTTAAGCCTTCTGAATAAGCCAAATGCCCATAGGATTAAGCACTTTACCATCAACAATAGTAAGCATCTTATTAACCCATTCATTACGCTCTTCATCAAAATACCTTCTCATGCCAAACTGCATGTTGGTATTGATCGCGTACTCTTCCGGCTGCCAGAAAATTCCGATTGTCTGGCCGCTTGCAGCTGCATCAAAATCCGGTACAATGTCCGGCTCAACAAGTGAAATTTCGCGGCCAAAGAATCTGCCGTTAGGATTTCTTGAATCGCCGTCATTGACTTCAAGCCCTGTGGACTGTCTGAAAATAGGATTGTTGTTTGCATCTGCAATTGTTTCCAGATAAGCATCAACTGTTGAAAGAGGGAAAATAAATTCTCCGGCTCTATATCCAAGCGGAAGCTTTGCGAAAAATTTCTTTCTCCAAGCTGTCCAATTGTTGATTTCTGCCGCTGTCATAGTAACAACATTGCCTGTTGCTAATACTCTAGGGTCATTAAGAATACCAAGCATCTGGCCGTTTCCTGTGCCGTTTACAATGCCGGAATCCATAGCCCTAAGATAAGCCTTAACCATAACCTGCACAATTTCACGCTCGAAAAGGTCAATTGTTACAATCTGGCTAAGAAGTGTCTGTGATACGCGGATTTCTGCCATATTATATGAAAACTCAACAAAATCCTTGATATCTCCTGCATCCTGTCTGGGCGCAACTGTTGCTTCTGTAATCCATGTAAACTGCGCCTGCAATTTAGCAATAGGCACTTTAACAGCGCCGGGAATGTTCATCTTCCTAACCTTGTTGTAAAGCTGTCCATAAACAAGACGGATTTCATTGATAAACTCATTAAGCACTGTTGTAGGAATTGTAGCGCCTAATGAATCAGTATTTGCCGGTATTCCGTCACGCTGATAAAGATTTGTAGGAATCGGCTCGCCTGTCTGTGCATACTTCATGAAGGCTTTTCTATACTCCATTGTTGCAAAAGGATCTTCGTTTTCTCTTGTCTGGCCAACTGTGATCTGCTGACCGAATCCGGCAACAATATTGCCATTAACAAGCTTTGCACCTTCCGGAACGCCGCCGCGCTGCTCCTGCGCCTGCTGCTCTGCTGCTCTCTGCTGCGCTGCTTCCTGCTCTTCTGCGTTAATAGCATCAAGCTCTTCCTGCGCTTCTGCAAGCTCCGCATTAACATCTTCCAACTGATCATTTATACTTCTAACTTCATTGGCATCAGTTGAAGCCTGGGCGCGTGCTGCAAGATTGTTTCTCTTTTCAGTTAATCTTGCAATCTTCTTTTCAAGAATTTTTTTTCTCATAGTCTACCTCCTAATAATAATGTTCTTGTTTTTTCCTTAAGTAGCTGCAATTCAGTGTCCACCGAATTTTTATCTTTTGCGCTTTTTGCAGTATCCACCGCGCTCCGGGCATTCTCCAACGCCTCTTTGCTCCGCGCATTTATCTCCGTTGCTTCATATGCCGGGAATGTAACCGCCGACACTTCAACAACTGTTGATATTTTTTTGATGTGCCTTGTGGGATGTTCACTTTCAAGGTTTTCCCACTCTTCATCATCAACCCCAAACATGAAACTCATGCCGGATATATCGCCGCGATTAACAGCGCTGTAAAGGCTTTTAGCATCTGCATTGTTCTCCGTATCAAGATTAACGCGGATTGAAAGCCCTTCATTATCTGTTAATAGCTGCATTGTGCTGTTTGGTGTATTTCTCCGACTTCTGGCCAATGGTATCTTTTTTGTATCGTGATTAACCAAAAATCTAACATCCGTTAAATCGGCGCTATCCAAAGCCCCCGGCTCAATGATTTCATCAAACCAACCTAAATCTGTACGGCTGTTATATACTATTGGCCGCCCTGTTATAACTCCGCCTGTTTCTGTCCCTTCTGCCCGGACTTCAAAATTGTAAGAACGTCTTTCAAGCTCTTTTTTAGGCATCTTGTCAACCTCCAAAAATAAAAGCCTATAACCCTTGTAAGGTTATAGGCTCAATGGCTCATTTATTAGCAACTGCTACTTTTTCAATTTTTACATCAATGATCTTGCCGCATCCGCGCCCCTTGCACTTGATCTTAATACCGCCTGCATGGGCATTTCTCTCATCATACGGAAAAATCTTTTGATTGCAATAAGGGCATCTGTACCACTTCATATATATCTTACCCCCTTTATAAGATATTTGGCAAAACTCTTGAAAATCTTAAAAAACTGCATCAACTTCCCCAAGTTAAAGCATTAAGATTGCTTAAAGCTGTTTCAAGCGCCGTAACCCTTGTATCAAGATCATTTACCGCCGTATATACGCCGCCGCTTGTGATGGCCTTTGCGGAATTTTCTGTTGGAGTTGTATCAAACTCAATCGGCAATGTAATTGCAACCCAATGATATGTTGCCGGGTCTGTTGCCGGTGTCACTTCCTGGCATTCATAAACAACACCCTTTGAAAGCGTTGCCGTTGAATCTCCACTATAAAAAATCTGAGTACCTTCAAGCGCTGCTGCTGCTGTTGGCAAAGTATTTTTAGTAACAACCCTGTTAACAACGCTTAAAACGCCGTTTGCATCAACGCTTGTGCTTTCTCCATCCGGCTTAACCATGCCAACCGCAAGCGCTGTTGCAACTGCTGCTGAAAGCTCTTTTGTTGTGGCATCCTTTGTGATAGTTACGCCATCAACCTGCGTAAGATCATCCCAAGCGCTCCAAACGTTGTTTATTTCTGCTCTATACCTAACTGCGCCGGTTGTAACATCCATTGCAATCTGTAAGCAATAGCCATCCAGGTAATAACCGCAAACAATAAGCGTCATATAATCAAATGGCGCATTTGTGCATTGCATAGCATTGTAAAATCCACTTGTAACAATGTTGTTAAGGTTTTTACTGTAAAGCTCCATAGCACCTTTTGCATTGTTCTGTACGTTGGCAATCGTTGTGTAAAGCTGCTGATAGATATATTGCCAAATAACCTTATTCTGCACCGGATTTTCACTTGAAGAACTAAGCGCATTATCAACAGTAATATCATTAACATTGATAGCAACCCAATGATATGTTTTAGGGTCTGTTGCCGGTGTTACTTCCTGGCATTCATAAATGCATCCCTTTGTAAAGTTTGCATCTGTTTCACCAACATAAAGCAGCTCCGCCCCTAAAAGGGCTGCGCTTGCTTCTCCCATTGTTGGCACAACACTAAGTTTATTTCCAAGCGCAAGCGTTACAACCTTATTTTGTACCGGATTTTCGCTTGTAATTGATAAATCTGCATCAATCTCAATTGGAATATTGCTAATTGCAACCCAATGATATGTTTTAGGGCTTGTTGCCGGTGTTACTTCCTGGCATTCATATATAAGCCCCTTCGTATATGAAGCTTGTGTTGTACCAACATAAAGCCGCTGCTGTCCTTCCAGATCGGCAACCGCTGCCGGCATGATCGCTGCAATTGTAAGCTTGCCATTAAGCGCTATTGTTACAACCTTATTTTGTACCGGGTTTTCACTTGTAGTTGAAAGCTGCGCATCAATCTCAATTGATACTGCGCTTATTGCAACCCAATGATATGTTTTAGGGCTTGTTGCCGGTGTTACTTCCTGGCATTCATATATAAGCCCTTTTGTATAATCAAGCGTTGTATCACCAACATAAAGCCGCTCTTCACCTTCAAGCGCTGCTGTTGCTGTTGGAAGCGTTGAAGAAACAATAAGCCTTGTAGCAAGTGCATTTGTTACAACCTTATTCTGTACCGGATTTTCACTTGTAGTTGATAATGCTGCATCAATCTCAATTGATACTGCACTAATTGCAACCCATGTATAAGTTTTTGGGCTTGTTGCCGGTGTTACTTCCTGGCATTCATATATAAGCCCTTTTGTATAATCAAGCGTTGTATCACCAACATAAAGAAGCTGTTGCCCTTCCAG